CGCGCATTCCCGATAGCAAAAGCATGTAAAAAAGATGAAATTTTGGCAAAACCTAAATGTCGTATCTTTTATAGTAATCCTATTTCCATGACGTTTTTAGTACGCAAATACTACTTACCAATTCTGCGGATAGTGCAGATGAATCCATTAGTGTCCGAATGTTCCGTTGGCATCAATTGCCACGGTCCAGAATGGCAGCAATTCCATGACCATGTCATGAAATTTGGAGATGGTAGTATTATAGGTGGTGATTATGGTAACTACGATCAGAAAGTGCCGTCTCAGTTACTTTTAGCTGCATTGCGGATCATGATTGATCTTGCAAAGAAATGCAACTACACTGATGATGATATCAAGATTATGGAAACCATGGCCGGTGATTTGGCCTTCCCACTTATTGCGTTTAATGGAGATTTGATTGGTCTCATGGAGGGATCCCACATCAGTGGAAATTCTCTCACTTCTGTCCTTAATGGGATTGTAGGTTCATTGAACTTGCGATGCGTGTTCTTTACGCAATACCCACCAGATAAAAATGGAAAGAGGTTAAAATTTCGAGACCATGTCAAGATTATGACATATGGCGATGATAATATCGGCACTGCTGACAGTAAAGTAGTGCCAAAATTTACGATTAAGAATATTTCGAAAATGCTCGAAGAACATGGTCAAACTTATACCATGCCGGACAAAACATCTGAACTAACTGATTACTTAGATCCGGAAGAATTCGAATTTCTTAAAAGAAAAACTGTATTTTGCCCTAAACGCGGTGTGCATGTTGGAGCTTTGGTAGATAAATCCATTTTCAAAACTTTGCACTGTTTTATGCGTGGCAAATCGTGCCCCCATACGGAAGAGATGGCGTGCGCTATGAATATTGATACTGCTCTGGGTGAGTGGTTCAATCATGGCGAGGAAACATTTAACTTACGTGTGGCTCAAATGAAGAGAATCGCAGAAAAAGCGGAGATAACTCATTTATGCACGACGCTCAACAAAACATATGATGAACGTGTTGCAGAATGGAAAGAAAAGTACTTAGGTGAGTACAATCCATTTAGCATTATCATCGATTATGATGAGCAATAAATTGGGCCCCTGGCAACCCATAAAATGTCAGCTCCAGTTTCAAATCTGGAGGAGGTTCGAAG